CGCCTGAATAAATTGCGCCAAATAAATAAAGCGCATTGATCCCGGCACCAAAGGGATTACTTAGAACCGATCCAACAAGAACCCACCCGGTAGGCGTCGCGACAGTCGGCACATTTCCGGACGGTCCTTGAACGCATACTGAAGCAAGTACTAGATTCCCAGTCGTGATACCAGCGGGGAACGAAAGTGCTAGAGAGGCCGTCCCTCCAGATGCGGCAGCGCTGTTATAACCTCCATCTCCAACGTTCGCGATCGCCACATGAAAAACCTTTACAAATAAATTATACGACCGTTAAAAGGCCTATCTTAATTACATTTCGAGGAGTAACAGCAACATCAAGATTCGTATTATTATTCACGGCGAGGGAAGAGATGTTTTGCACCCCTGGCGTTGCGTCAAAAATCACTTGCGAAAGGCGGTTGTAATAAAGCGGCTGTCCTAGTGGCAACGTGTTTACATAATCTTGTACCGCAGTCCCGACGACGCTCACTACATAATTGTGATCATACCCAAATACGGACACTAAAGAGATAAAGATGGTCACATTTAAAACGACTGGAGGAAACACACCCCACATTATACCACCAGCTCGAGTGGCCCCAACCGCGATCGCAGCGTTGGTGATGAAATCAACCGTAGGACTACCCGATCCATCGTCAACGGTGACAGTCAAAAAGCCTTCATTTACGGAAAGATCAGCGTTCTGATTCTCGAGCACTGTCACTTGCGCACCAAGCTGTGTGCTCGTGACAGAATATTCAATCGCTGGAACTGTTCCCTTGCTTAGGGCAATTATAAATCCGATGAACCTACTACGGTAAGCAGCATCAGTTTCAGACGCGAAGCCATTGAAAAAATTCGCGGCATTAACAACCGTATCAATACCGGTTAATGGCGTCGTGATTTGACTAAGCGCTCCGGCAATGACGTTTCCAGCATTACCTACTGTAGTGCATTGCACAGGTACAGTAATGCTGGCGATATTTGCCGGCATGACGTAGCCAGCTGCAGGAGTTGCAATGTAATTAGGATTACCTAGATCAACCGTGACTGTGAACTGTGCGGTGCCATCAGCGCTTTGAATAGTGGCGCCGATTGGAATAAATGGTGCGTTTGAGCCTGCCGTATTGCGTGAAAATGTAACGGTTCCTGTTGCCGGCTGGGCACCAAGGCGCGGAAAGTCCCAATCAGCCATCCAACTGTCAAGATCTAAGCCCTGCGATGTCGCCGCACGTGTTAACTGAGCTATCTGCAGAGCGATCGCCTGCATCCATAGCAAAATTCCGCTGACGCCTTCGGCTAGTGCTCTAAGGCTGGAGCCAACCGAAAAGTCAAGAAGAGCATTCGCGCGCCCCTGTATACCCGTCGCGATGTTCGTCACAATCGATGTAAAGGATTTTGTCGGAAGAATAGCCATTAAACTGCGATCGTAAGTGAAAGTTGCTGACTATTACCAGCCGAGGTATACCCAATGCTGATGATGAACAGTCCGCCCGGCTGCTCAGAAACAGAGATCGTCGGAGCCGGATTGGGAGCCACCGAAGATTCCAACGCAATTTGTGAACGCACGATGCTTTCGAGAAACTGCGTTGTCATAGGCCGGCCTATCTTTTGCGGGAGTCCAGCCCCGTAATCTGTATGAAAGACATATCCTCCGACAGACGTAAATAAACGCCGTATAATACGCTGGCGCGCATAGATGTCACCATCTACAAGCGCAAGGTCATGACTCGGGGATAGCTTATAGTCGTTGTCCCATTCAAGTGCTGGCTCTGGCATTTTTCTCAGTACCTCCAGGCCGCACCATCATAAGTCACCGGTCGCCTAACCGTCGTCGACCCACCACCAACCGGGATAGCGTTGAAAGTTGGCGCTACATTAGCAACCGTATCGCTGAGATAAACCATCATCCCAATGGTAGGAGATGCAATGCTAGCAAGCCCCGCAATCGTATAGACTGGCAGTTTTATCCATGACGTTGCGGCCGCAGTATCGGTGGTCAACCCTTGGGTGACCGTGAGGCCCATAGTCGCCTGAGCAAGACCTCCCGCACCATCTGATGCAACTTGAAATGCGCCAGTACCCAAGCCGCCGAGAAGGCTAGCAAGCCCAGAGACCCCAAGATTTCCAGTAACATTCGTATTACCATTATGTAGAATTGAAGAAGCTACATCGGTTATTGAGGTAGATGCTGTGCGCGTGTGGGTTGTCCCGGCCGTATCAGTTATTGAAGTAGCCGCCGTGCGAGAGTGCGCAGCTGTTGTGTTTGTGATAATCCCTTGGACTAGGTCGAGAATGATAGAATGAGATGCGCCGCCGCCAGATGCCTTATGCGTTAATGTCTTCGCTACAAGATCAAGGATCATCGAGTGCGTGTTGGTGCCATCCGTCGATTTGTGCGTTACGCTGTTGTTAGTGTTATTGCTCCCCGAAGTAGGGTCCATGGTGATCGAATGGGTGATATTATTCCCATCCGTCGCTGTATGCGTCATCTTACCGCCCTTGTTATTAGCCTTCGTCGCGGAGGCAGCATAATTGCCAGCCGTCGCTCCCAAGCTCATATTAGGTGCGGTGTTATCAGTTTGTCCGTCCGCCTGCTTCTGCGTTGTAGCGTGGGTAACAGAGCCGTCCTTGTTCATTTTGATTGAAGCGTTGAACTGCGAGACGATCGCGGTTTCGCCAGATTCCACTTTCGGCGGCATATCCACATCGGAATGTATCCGGCCAGATATCTTGCCGCTTTCGAAATCTCCCTCTTGGTATCGCACAACGACCTGGTCGCCAGTACTCTTTCCATCGCCAGGTACCAGGCCAGTAACATGACCGTAATTATTACCCATCGCATGGGTTTCGATCGGGATCGATCCGGACTCCAATTGTTCCGGCTGAAACATGACTTTCGCAGTATGCGTCTTAGGGTCGTAGCTTGTTACCAAACCAATGCGCTCATGTCGACGCCCCGCCGCCCAGTTCTCAATGCAGCGGTATATCATCGGCTCAATATCTACGACGGTCATTGTGATTCCGCATCCCGTCCTTGGCCCGCCGTTGCGGCGCGGATGTTCATCGTATAGCCGCCCATGCCAAAATTGTGCGTTATCTCATCGATCTGATATTGCTGATCGAATAGGCCCGTGCCAGAAAGTTGAAGCGCCATAGAAACATCAATCGACGTGTCGCCAACTACCTCAGCGTCAACATGAAAGGTGTGACGAGTCATGTCTTGCGCTTTCATCTTCGCAAAATTCTCAACCTGATCCTGTACAAAAGCCGGAATGTGGTAGGTTGTCTCTGTTTTGCCGCCGCTGCCTTGCACGGTTGCCGTTTTCTCAAACATTTTCTTTTTGCGGGAGTGCCAGCTTTTCACAGTTGTTTCATTAGTCTTCGCGGCCTGTGCATTGTAGGAAATGGTGAGATGTAGGCAGTCCGAAATAACAGGACTTCCTGGTGTTGGTGGGACATAATTGATGGTGTAAGAACCGCCTGAACTGTTCTGGCTCACATAGTTGAGGGTGGTGCCCTTCACATTCCAACGCGCGCCATCGAGTTCGGCAAGTTTATGTATGACAGACGCAAAGCTAACACCGTCTGTAAGTTTCGCGTATTCATCCTTTAGGATTCGGCCAGCCTTAATCATTCCTTGGCTAACTTGCGCCGAGAGTCCCGCGCGCTGGGCCAAATCCTGCACAACATCGGTCGTCTTCTTATTGACCCACTTCTCAGCTGACTTCATTTCGTGAAGTTTGGCCGAGTTGTCGCGCCCGCTCACGGAGACGATGCGGCTGATCAAATCAAAACTGATATTGTCTATCTGACCCTGAATGAGGGGCGCGCCGTTCACAATAATGGAAGCGTCCGTTTGGCCACCGCCAGCTAGCGCGGCACCAGCGCCACCATCCATCGGCAGATCGGCGCTAAAGGTAGCACTTCGACGCGTTGCCGTTTGTGATACGCTGCCGCGGGTAACCAAGAACTGGCCACCGCAAACCAGATAGGCGGTGTGCGGCTTAACACCAGTCGAGATTGCCATCAATCACACGCTCAAGAGAATAGATACTGCGTAAGAAGAACTGCCGCTATGCAGCTAATTAAGGTCACGAGCTGATCTATTAGTCCAAGCTTAAGCACTAAGCCCCCAAAATGCCGCTCGTGTCGGTAGTATCAAAAAGCGCTGGTATATTAATTTGCGTCAATGCGTCAATCCATGGATCGACAAGGTTGTTTTCCTTCGCCAGCACGGTCCAATACATCGCATTGCCAAGCTCTTGCGCGGCGATATGGAACAGCGTTGTGTTTGAAACTAGGATAGTCCGGAAGGGGACGGCTTCGCCGACATATGGTTGCGCAACAGTCATTACCCAGTCACCTCAATGTTCAGGACCATCCTGCCAATAACACCGCGAAGATCAGATAGCGTTTGCTCGTCTTGCGCGCTCGTAAGAAGGGCCAGGAGGCCGTTCACCGTGTCCCCTGGCATCACAGACCCTTGAAACGTATCAAGGGCGCCAGCGGCGCTTTTTTCGGCCGCATCAATGGCTGTAGCTAGCGTTGCAGCCTGTTGCAATAAAGCGTGGCGAATCGTTACGCTAGCCGATAGGAATGATCCCATAGCGGCAAGCGCCGCATTAAGGTTTGAGACGCCGGTTGTGATTGAGGACGGAATCATTTGACATCCGGTAACGCTTAGGATATTTTTACAAAATTATGGATATTGACCACGATGAATTTGATGTTGGCTATCAACGCGGGTATGATGTGACGCAATAGCTGGGCGAGAATTCCAATCCCGATATAACGGCGAAAAGTTCGACTCAAGTTCGCCTTGGGATAGTATGTTCGACTTGGGATACTATTTTGGATACGTCGCTGGTGACGAACTCGAGGTCATATCATAACCCCACCAGACTCATTCCCGTGGCCATGTCGGCCGCTAAGAGCTGATCAATTCCCTGCGTGATCGCGCCGAGCGCTCCAGCCATGGCATCAATAGCCACCACGACCGTGATTTCGTAATGCCATAATTGCGGGTAGCGCTCCGGAGAAGCCTCAAAATGAGAGACGATCACAGTCCAGAAATTACCGCCCCAAACAAGGGGGATAGGAACTCCAGATATACGGAGGGCATCTAGCTCACGTACTTTTGATTGAGCATCATTCCCGTAAAATGTGCCAGACCACGAGTAATCCGAGTCGTCCGGACCTAAGGTGTCAATTACCCGTGAACCGCCAGGAAGCTTGTGCACCGCCATCGCCTGTGAGCCGCCAAGACAAATCCTTTTCGGCGTAGACCATTCATCAAATTGAACCCCACCAAGGACGAGTGTGTCAGTAGCCATGGCGGACGCTCATTTCATTTTCGCATGCATGTGCACAGTAAGCATATATTTCTGAGCGTGATGGCTTGGCGGCGGACGGCGGTACTCGGCAATAACTTCACCTTCACCTTCGCCGCTAACAATCATATCTCCTTTCGCGACATGATGATGCCATGCTCCCATTACCGCAGGCTGTTCCCACCAATCATCAACACCCGCCTGCGTCCGTTTAACCGGTGGTCCTGTCGCAATGGCGCTATGCCCATACATACCTGGCTTGGGTTTAACAAATATACCACCTTCATCCGTGCCAAGGACTACAACATCGCCAGCCTTCACATCTTTTGGATCGACGTGCTTACCCCAGTTCAAAAAACCGGTAGCCATCTGCGATCCGGAGCCCTCGATTCCAGCTTTTGCTAAGGATGTATTGACAAAAGCCGCACACCAGTCGTGCTTGCGTGGATCAAGATGCTCGCCGCGAAGATAGGCCCGAAGATCGGCATCACTCGGAGTCTTGCCGACCATCTCCCTAGCATAATCAAGAGCTGATTTATGCGCTGATAATGCCTTCTCCAATGGTTCAGCCATGGCGGCGGCGATTCATTCGAAAGATTGGTGAAGCGAGCCCAGGATAACGCTCAAAGCCGCCATTCTGAATTCCGTACTCTCGATGCCGGCCGTGGCTCCAGGTTTGGAAGCTTCCATTCTCGCAAGAGCTGACGCCGTGGCCGCCATAGCTATAATAATGGCACGTTCCAGCAAAGGCTGTGCTCGCAAACAATAAGGCTAAGATAAGGCTAAGCTGTAGCAGTCTGGCGATCGGCGCCCGCAAAAGTTCCATACCCATCGAAATATGCGGCTCCTCGGCTATGTTCACTCGATTTCAAAACATGGTTCACAGTATTATTCGCTATCATCTTGCCGTCAAGATAGACAGGGGTATGAATGTTAGCCTGGACAGTTTGCTGGCCTTTATATGGAGCGGCGCTTGGCCTGCGAACGTGCCGCAAACCATGCCAAATATTGGAACTAAATCCGCCAGCGCGCTCGACATGTCTCCTGACAAAAGCGATCTGCGCGCCTACCGTCGATTGGTCCGCGAGGTTCAGACCGGTCTCATGCTCGAATAAGTATCCTTGCGAGCCGGGGCCGCCGCGGTGCAATTGGAACGGTCCGAAGCTACTCCCGCCATCGCCGACATAACCACTTGCGCCCTCTTTCGAATAGGTCAGCAAAGCCGCATTAAGATAAGGCGAGCCGGCGAATCCCTTGCGGATGGCGTCTGAGTATCCTCCCACAGGATTACGGATATTCATTAATCCTGCGCCGGCGGTCCAATCACCACCACCACCAAGGCTTGTCTTCAGCAGGCCACCTAATGAGGTGATCCACTTCAACATTCCAGCTCCAGCCTCTTTAAGCCAATCCCAAAATCCAGTGATCGCTCCTTTAACAGTATCGAAACCTTTCGTTATCTCGTCCCAATTGAGCGCCACAAGCGCACCCAACGCGGCGATCAGCGCACCAAGTACTCCGCCGACGGCCGCGCCAGCCGGTCCGCCTATAGCTCCGCCAATAAGTGCACCTATGCCGCCAACAAGAGAAGCAGAGCCAAGTTCCGTGAGTGCCCTCGCCAGCCCAGTCAAGTAGCCGAAACCTGAAATCTTATTCATAGCATCAGCAAGTCCGGTGAGAGCCTTAATCGCCGGATTAACAAGTGGCCCACCTAGCTTCGTCAAAAGGGCGTCCCACGCTGCGGTAAAGCGGTTCATGGCGGCGTAGGGATCGTTCTTGACCAAAAAGTCGGCCGCGCCAAGTCCCATAGTTTGGCCTATGAGCGCGGCGTCTTTCTCAAAACGCTGTGGCTGCAGGGTCATAATCGCCGCCGACTGTGCAGCTGTACGTTGGCTAATCAAATCCCCTATAGCGCCGATGACCTTAGCATTATCTGGGGTAATATCAGGGCCTAACTTCGCACGCAGTGCAGGCGCCAGAACTTCCTGAGCCCATTTGTACGGATCTTTAACCAGTAAGTCGCTTTTTTCGATAGCACCATAATGGAAGCCTTTGATTTCTCCCTTCTTATTATAAACTATCTTGCTTGGATCTGTGAGTAGGCCGTATTCATCCAATGCTTGGACGGAACCAAGTGGAGTGTGACCCTGCGCAATATTTCGGAACAAGGACATCAGTCCCGTGCCAGCCTGCATTCCCCTTTGTTCTTGGATTAACGTAGGCAACCACTTTGCGACAAATTCTGGTGTCCATCCCTGCGTCGCCACACGTCCATATTGCGCTGCAGCAAGGAAGCCCTCGGGAGTTAATTTTCCGCCAGTAGCAATAATTGCCTTCGTCTCTGCCTCGAATAAATTGCGGAAGTCTTCATTTGTTTTCAGGCCTCTCAGTTCACCTGAACGTGCAGCGGCATAAAGAGATTCTTTAGCCTTGTCGCCGGTGCCTTCCTTAAACGCATTGAGTACTACACGCATCTGCTCTAGAGGCTCGGCGAAAGCAAGCGCATGCTTCATGCCGCCAAGCGGAAAAGCTATTTCACGTATATCACTAAGTGCTTCCGCATATTTCACGCCATATTTTTGTTGCATCTCCAAGGCTTTGGCGGTTGCCTGTGCCTGTTCCGCCACTGAGTATCCGGAAGCAGCAAGCTGATTCTGAACATGCAGAAGCTTCGATGCGTGCTCCGTCGCCTTAACCAGGCCGCCTATAATCCCGCCCCCGGCAACAGCTGCCGCACCTCCGAATACAAGAGCCGCCTTCTTGCCAAGGCTCTCGAAGCCCTTCTCCAGCTGACCGACCTCTGTTATCATCCTTATGAGAGCCGGGCTCACCATGTTTTTAAGGTTAATTGCGGCTTCGATCTCGTAAACGCTAGCCATTGGCAACCCTTGACAATCGGTTAAGTGGTGCTTATATACACCATATGACTAAAAACCCGAGACTTTCGATAACATTCACCAAGCGACAGCTTGTCTTTATAGAGCGGGAGGCTGACAGGCTTGGAATTACGATTGCGGAAACCGTTCGACGCATCGTGGATTTCCATATCGAGCGGAAGGAAAAATCAAAATGAAAACGTTTATCGCAATCATGCTATGCTTGGCTATCTTGCCGAGCGGTGCTTACGCCAAACAAGGTGACTCTGATAAGATCATGCTGGATGCTATTGCAGGTATAGAATTTGCGAACCGGGCATCTGCGATGTGCCTTGATTTTAAGTCTCCGATAGATCTTGAAGCCGGGGAACTATTCATCAACCACATGGAAAATGTAATCGGTCATAAGCAGGTCTCTGCAAAAATCAAGAAAGTTGATAGCCTTGTATCCAAACTCAACACAATCGGCGGCAGAGATGCCTTTTGCGCTTTTGCAAAACACGTCCAAGAAGAGAGTACAGATTGATGCGTTTCTGGTTGAGCGTGCCGTTCCTGCGCCGGACGAGAATAGGCATCAGTGTTTCGGACCAAGAAATAGCCCGCGCATTTCAGGCTAAGAAAGAACGAATAACTGCAAGAGGAATCC